TTCCAAAGTTATGTAGACAACACTTACTCGGAATGTGGAGGGAGTGCAACGGAATGTATAAAATAATTACAGAAGATAAAAAGGGGTATCGTAATCACCCAGCTGTTAAAGAATTTGAAAATTATCCAAGTAGATTATTAAATAGATTACAACTTGTTAGAGATGAAATGATTAAAAGAGGATATCATCCGAAAGAACTTCCAATTAGAGATACACTTGGATTTGAAATAACATACACTCCGATAGAAACACAATGGCAATCTTTAGAAAAACAGATAGAAATATTAAAATCAAAGAATTGTAAATGTAATTTAGGCTAATATGAAAATACATATCTCAAAAAACTATTTCTATAATGACGAGTCGAGGGTTTTGTATCGTATAATTTCAGATAACAGACACATACTGTGGAGGCCTGAATTTAAAGGATGTGTCTGTTTCAACAAAGAAATTTACGATAATTACAAATCTAAGTGCTTAAAGATAGGCTGGATTAAAAGGATACCAGGAAAGCCTAGTTATCGTTATTCTGTAAGCATAAAAGACTTTGATGACTGGAAAGAAACCATTAACGACCGTGAACCGCAGTATGTTTTAAGGGGATTAGAATCTTACAAATGTGAAGAATTAAAATAATTGCCTGTGTAAAACTCTAAATCGTCAATGTTTATAGGCTCTTGACAAACCTGTTAGATATGCTATACTAATAGTATAAATCTAAGACAGTCGGTCGGCGAGTGAGGAAAGCAATCGCTTACCAAGAACAAACCGACCACTGTCTTGGAAGAAATATATAAATATATGAATAAACTTAAAATGCTTCCAGCTAGTTACTACAAATCTATCTGGAGAAACAATCTATCAATCTGCGGAGTGGAAAACGGTATGCCTATGTTAATTGGAGATAGTGTTGATATGATGAATTTCTTTGATGAAACTAATAACGACTAATATGATTAATCCTAACGACTGTAATAAATTAGCTTCTAGTTTAGCAGACATCTTAGACCGGATTATAAATCCTAAAGACTTAGAAAAGCTATCAGAAAAGCAAAGAAATTATTTAACTGTCTTAATTAACCAATGGTCAGAAGGTAAAAATGTAATGGTAACAATTAAAGATATTTTAGGAATTAAGCCTTATGGATATTCTATTTTTTCTCCTAAAACACAGTGGTATTTAAAAACTAAACTAAAATAATATGACCAGAAAAGAAATAATTAAAGAATTAGAGGATAGAGATATAACATATAGCTTAGATGGAGATTTTATATCGTGTAATATTAATACTTTAGCAGCATTTATTGAAGTTATGGTTGTAACAAGAATGCTTAAAGAACTTAATGAACATTTAAAAATATAAAATAATATGGATACTAAAGTAGAACAATGCAATAAGTGCGAAGTAAAAATAGATGTTATTCCTGGTTATGATAAAAACATTTATCCAAGTGGACTAGCAGTTTATCTATATGATGAGTGTAAAGAAAAAGAAGGATTTTATTCTAAATAGTGTTTAACTCCGGGGGTAGTAATAATTAATAGGTTTCATCATACGATTTCCTATTGGTTGGGGATTACTACTCCAAGAAGTAAATATTAAAAAGATTTGAAGCATCTTTGCTGACTAAGAGATTAATTATTAATCTTAAAGTCAAACATTATGAAAACAAAAAAACTTAAGTGTAATCCGTTCTTTTATGTCTTAATTTTAACGGTTCTATTAGGAGCCACACAAGCTCTTACCTTAAAAAAAGTAGTAGAAACGTATAAAGTAGCGGAAAGGATAGAAAAGACTCAAATTCAGGCTCCTGTGGCCTTACAGGCTACCTCTAGCGTGATAGTTAAAGAGGTTAAGCTTATAACTAACAATCCAGACGTAGAATTTCAAATTAGAGCCATTGCCGATGAACTTAAATTTAAATGGCCGGACTATTTAGTAAGACTTGCCTTTCACGAATCAAGTTTAAATCCAAATGCGATTAGCAAACCAAATAAAAATGGTTCAATAGATAGAGGCTTGTTCCAATTTAATAGTAAAATGCCACCTATAACAATTACAGAAGAATGCGCTATGAGTTTGGATTGTTCCACTCGTAAAGCTATCGAAGCGATTAACGCTGGTAAGCAAGACCACTGGTCAGCTAATCAAGTAGCAAAAATAAAAGATTAATAAATAACACAACAACATTATGTCTAATAATTGCCCCAAGTGTGGTAAGGAACTTAAGTTAGTTCCTGCCGGTGTAGCTAAAGCTACTGGTAAACCTTATGATTCTTTCTGGTCTTGTCCAGATAGAGAATGTCGGTTCACTATGAAGAACCAAGCTCAAGGAGTTCAAGCAAAAGCAATGTCTAATATCGCCATTAAGACAGAAGAAAAAAAATGGGAAGAAATATCAACCAGAAAAGTACGTCACGGATTTGCTATTGAAGCCTTTAAAATGGGTAAACCTTTAAATTCTGAAACAGCTAATGAAATAATTTCTTGGACTAATTTTGTTATGACTGGGAAAATAGATGAAGATATTATAAATATCCCCTTCTAATTAAAAGCAGATTAAATTCTGCTTGAACGATTACTATATTGGCCGTCTCAAATAGTATTAAATATATGTATAATAACGAAAAAGAATGCAAAGAATGTAGATGTAAAAGATACGCAAATACAAACCTTTGCTACCACCACTATCGAGAAAGAGAGAAGGCTAAAAAAGAAGAAAAACTAAGGCTTAAAAAAATAAGAAAAGAATCCACTAAAGGATTTGAAAAAAGTCTTAGAAAAAAACTCCACGGAATGGCTTGGAAACTAATGAGTGAATGGATTAGACGCAAGGATGCTAACGCAGATGGTTTCATAGAATGTTATACTTGCGGAAGAGTTAAGCACTACAAGGAAACTAACGCCGGTCATTATAAGCACGACAGATTAGACTTTGATGAAAGGAATCTTAAGTGCCAATGCGTAAGATGTAATCATAGTAATTCAGGCGAATTAGATATCTATGCCGAGAACCTCATAAGAGATAACGGACTAGAATGGTTTAATCAATTAGTTAAAGATGCTTGGGCACATAAAGGGTATTCCGTAGAAGACTTAAAAAAGATAATAGTAGATTTAAAAGAGAAATTAAGTAAACTTTAATATGGAATTAAAAAATCAAAGTCCAGGTCAGCTCGCTCAATCCAGACTTGTAATAGCTGACAATTATGGCCGATTAGGCGAAAGAGCAGTAGAACTTATGAGATTAAGAGCTTTATACTATCAGAGCTTTAGAGACACTGTTAAAAGTGATGCTGCTTTAGACCGTAAGTTTGAACTAACTAATGAAGGCTTAGAATTAATGGAAATTAAGATGAAACAAAGAAGTCTTGAACATAAGCTTTCAGCAATCCGGACTTTACTTGAGGTAAAGAATAATGAAATGAAAAATCAATATTAAGTGTCCTTTATATCAAGATGGTTAAGATAATAAGCCCTATAAGTTTTAAGCCCTACTATAAGGTGCTTGCGGTATATAGGTAAGGTGCGACTACAACGCAAGGCAAAAGGCCTATCTTAATCATCTTAATGTAAGGGAATATAAATTAAAATATATGAAAGAATTATATAAAATAAAATGTAAAGATTGTGGTCATCCCTTATCTTTATTAAGAGGAGAACTACTTACTGACGGAGAATCTTCTATTATTCCTGTTTATTTTGCTAAAACAGTTCAATCTATCGGAAAGTATTATAAAAAAACAACAGGCTCTACCTATCTAAAAGACACTGGGAATAAAATTAAAGATGTATTTTATAAGAAGAAAATAAAACTAACACATCTTGATTTTGATACTAGCAGAGAATTAACCAATAAACACACGTTTGGAAAGGTTGATTGTTGGACTGATTTTTAGCCCCCACCAATCGTGAGGAAGATTAAGTGATTGATAAATTAATAATAAATATATATGGAAATAAAAGACTTCCCAAAATTACAAAGCCCATTTATAAGAAGTGGAGAAAATTATTTAGTATCAGATAACATTGACCCAGACTATAAATGGGTATTTGAAGATGAGTCTGTTACTTGTCAAGAAAAGTTAGATGGCACTAATGTTTCTATTATTATTGAGAATGGTAAGATAACTAAAGTTTTTAATCGCACTAACGATATAAATATTTGGAGTGATAATCCTGTTATTTTAGCAGTTAGAGAGTCTTATAATAAAGGATATTGTAATTTTACAGACGGTCAATATTTTGGAGAAGCTATTGGAGAGAAAATACAAGGTAATCCCTATAAAATTAAAGGGAATATTTGGCTTCCATATAATACATACTTTGCTAAACATTTAACTTATAAAAGTTGGGGAAAATATCCTAAAGATTTTAACACTATAAGTGAATGGTTTAAGGAATTAATGCCTTTATATTGTATGAGCAAAGGAGATAAGGAGGGATTTGTTGAAGGAGTTGTTTTTCACCACCCAGACGGAAGAATGGCAAAGCTTAGAAAAGATATGTTTGATTGGTATCAAGGTAAAAGACATAAAGAATAATCCCATTTAGTGAGTTAAATTATTAAAATATATGAGTATGAAAAACAAACCACAACACACTTGTTTTAATGAATGTCCTGGATGTGCCTATGAACTTGGTTTTCAAGACGCAAATAAAAAACCAAAGGAGTCGGCTAAATATGTTTGGATGGTAGTTGGTTCTGATAATCCTTGTGATATTAGAAGATATTCTTTTTCTCACGAAGAGGGAATAGCACAACTTTCACATATTAAAAACATTAAGGACGGTTATAAAGGTGGCGGAGGTGAATGGCAGTTATTTAAATTAGTAAGGGTAAAAAGAAAATAATATGTCCCCACTACAAGAATTACAAGCCAAGATAATCGCAGCAGTTCCGAGTATTGTGGAGCTTAAATTTGGGTGTAAACTATTAAATAAAGAAATAGGAGTAATTTTTAACCTTTATCAAGTTATAGAAGAACATAAACTTGGTGGCGGTTATTTAAGGACAGAACTTGGTGATATTGATTATGAGGAATTTTATCAAACGAATGGATATAAAATCCTTGGAAGACCTATTTTATTAGAAGACATAATTTTAACTTTAGAAGAATTAAATCAAAATTGGTATATTGAATGGGGAACAAATGTTAATAACAGCATCGCAATTAAGGTTAAAACTAAAGGTTCTCTTGACCCAGATTATGAAGAATATACCTATATTAAATGGCTCCTCAACACCCCCTTACATCTCCAGTCCGAGGAAACGATAAGTGAACTTAATAAACTTATAAAGTAAAATTATATGGCACCAGATAAAAATCAATATAAAGAAGAGGAAAAAATCGGTTGGCATTATGCTAACGATTTTAATTCAACTAAGTTTAGTAATTGTTGCGGAACAGCCTTAACTGATGGTGGTTATTGTCCATCTTGTGGTAAAAAATGCGATTAATAAACTTATAAAGTAAATATGAAACTTAACCCAGTTGGAGGCAATGATAAAGTATATACACCAGATTATTTAGCTAAATATATCATAGATTATTTTAAACCAACAGGAAAAATATTAGAACCTAGTAGCGGTGAGGGGGTGTTTCTTAAATATATTAAAGCTGATTGGTATGAGATAGATAAAGGTAAAGACTTCTTTGATTGTGTAGAAACTTATGATTGGGCGATAACTAATCCACCTTTTAGTAAAATAAGAAAGTTCCTACAACATCTATATAAATTAAAGGTAAAAAATATTGTTTTCCTTTGTCCAACTAATCATATTATGGGTCTTAAGGCTAGATTGAAAGATATGAGTGATAATAATTATGGTGTTAAAGAAATTTTACTAATAAACACTCCAAAAGAATTTCCACAATCGGGATTTCAATGGTCAATCAATCATATAAAACTTAATTATAAAGGTGATATAAAAATAAACAAATATGCCTCAACCAACAACAAATAACTTAATAAATTAATTAGATAGTGTATGAAAGAACAATTAATAGGAATACTCGGGCTTAAAAAAGACTCAACTGATAAAGAAATATTGCTTAAAGTTTCTGAACTTAGAAATGACCTAGATGGGAAAATGGGATTTGCTCATTCATCTATTATGGGAATGATGAAAAGATTAGGATATTTTAAGTTTGACCAGTCTAGCTTAACTTGGTTTTGTAGACCAATATCTGACGATGAAATGAATAAAATTCTAAAATACTAATATGCCTCAACCAACAACAAATAACCTGGGGGTTAGAGGAGAAACCATTAATCACCTAGCTACTGTTTTAATGTGTATGTTTGGAGAAATTGAACGCTTAAAGATACAATCTCCAGAAAAAGAAACAGAAAAACAGTGGGATAAAAGAATTAAAAAACAAAACCTTAAATATATTGAAGCTAAGAAGTATTTAGAGAGTTATATTACTGACCTCCGCAAACACGATGAGGAAGTGTTGATTAAGATGTTGCCTACTTATGGAACAACTTTCGACATAGATACTTTTAAGCAACTAATTAAAGAGTATTACGAGAAATAATATGATGACAATCCAAGATTTTGCTCGACTCGGCGGTAAAGCTTCCGTCAAGAGCCGCTTTAAAGGAAAAACTAAGAAACAGATTTCAGAGATGATGTCTGCGGTTAGAAATAAAAAACCGACAATTAAATAATTATTTACTAACAGCGGGCGATGATAGTTCCGCCAGGCTAAGGATAATAACTGTAGAAAAGTATTGTCCGAAGACGCTAAATTTCTATTCAGTTGTAGAGTTCTACCTCTACCGCTGTTAGTAAATAATTAAAAATTGCGACGGCTTAAAAAACCGTTATAGATAAAGGAACAAAAAAAGACACTTTATGTAGGGACTTAAAACCGTCTTAACAAAATCCTTTAGTCCCGTTTGTTGAAACAAAAGAAGCTTAGTAGAGCTTCTTTTTTGGTACTAGAGGAGATTTCTGAAATGGATTTATAATGATTTCCAAATTAAAACTATAACTAATACTATAATAATAGCTGCCCACATACTATTTAGATACTTTATTAATTAATATATTTCTTGTTAGTTTCCCTAGAGCAGTTTTTCCAGTTTTGCTCCCCATTGATTTAAGTTTTTGAGAAACATTAGTAGTAATGGCTGGATTTAAAATAAAATCATCTACTAGTTTAGAATAAATATATCTAAATGGACTAACACCGCCAGCTCCTCCTATTTTCATTTTTGCTCTTGAGGCGATTTGTGAAGCTGTTAATCTTCTAACATCCATCGCTAACCCCATTGAACTGTTTAATTTTTTAACAATAGGGTCACCAGTTTTTTCATTTATTAATTTTCTTAGATTATCTCTCAAAATATATCTTGATTGAACCGCTATTGATTTAGTTCTATCTCCAGTATCTTGCCAAAAACTATCAGGTATTTTACTATCATAAAGTCTTTTATATTTTAAAGCCTTAGTTGGATTAATAGAAGATTCTGTTATTCTTGATATTTCTCTTTCAACTACCTTCTTTTCTGACGGAGACAGATTGCCCATAGCATCTGTTAAATCATCTAATATGGTTCCCGACACCTCACTTCTTTTAATAGGGATATTATCATATTGAGATAAAACATTATCTAATTGATTCCCCTTATTAGCAATAGTTATTTTTGCTTTGTCTAACATCGTTGTATATGTTCCAGTATAAAGGGGTTTTCCTAAATCATCGACCTCATCTCTTATTTTTGTACCGATAGTTTTAAAAGCTTCTCCAGCTGGGGTTTTTTCAATTTGAGCAGCTACTTCACTAGATTTTGGTTGTAATTCTTTAAGATAAGTATTTGATGTTTTACTTTGTATTAATCTACTATTAGCTGTTTTCCTAAGAGCATAACCGATGCTCTCAAAAGCTCCGCTAATAGCCAGTCCGATAGAAGCTCCTTTTAAAGTATCCTTAACGACATCTAAACCATTTTTGTTCTGCTCTAGTGAAGAACCAGCGCCATAAACTCCTCCAGTGGTCGCACCAACCGCCAATCTTCCGCCAACAGTAGCCGCCCCGGAACCTAATGTAGCAGTCCCTAGCGTTGTTAAACCCTCTCCAATTATTTGCTTGTTTGTTTTATTGACGGTTTCTCCATAAATTTTAGAAGCATCATAATTACCAGTTTGGGCGACCCCCTCTCCAAATAAATCATTACCGGTAAGCATTTTATACTGTTGCTCAGCACGACTAGTATCTTTACCTTCTTTTTTCATTTTACTAATTTGGATAGCTAGGGCATTAGTCATTTCGTCTGTTTTAGATTGATTTTCCAATTCTTGTTTTATACCTCCCGTCGCCATAGCTGTCCCGATAGTTTGACCAAATCCAAAAATACCAGTTTTTAGTTTTTCTTTTGGTTGTTCTTTTATAGTATTGTCATTATTGAGAGAACTTATTAAAGCACTACCACGTATAGTAGTATTTGAACCAACACTTTCAGGCGAAATAGTTGGTTCTTTTAATTTATATTTTTGGGATAATTTCAATAATTCTTCGTCTGTTTTCATATATTTTAACTTATTCTAGCAAACCCAGTCATTTTAGCTAATGGGATTGTATGTGTTTTAATTTTTTCATCTAAACTGTAATTAGAGTCTTTGACGATAGCATTTTTTCCGCTTATCCCTATAATAATACCTGTATGACCAGTATCTTTATATGGCATAGTAAATATCATACCAGGTTCAGGATATTGTATAGATTTATCCATTTTAGCCATCTTTGATTGATATGAATCTCCAACACCTAATCCTGATATACTATTAACAAATCTTCCACATTGACCACCATTTTGTCCATCAGGGATAGAAGCAACTGCTGTGGCTAATTTTGTGTCGCCACCAACATTATTAAAACTTATTTCATACAATCTCAATGCTTCTTCTTCTGATAAGTTTTCAGCTTCTATAATTGGAACTAACTGTTGAAATCCAGTTGGGTCACTATTTTTAAGGTCTATTAAAGAATTATACTTTTTATTTTGGTTAAGAGTACTACCAGCATTAAAAGCGGATACATCAAAACCGCCAGCGGCATAATCGTTTAAGTATGACTTAATCTTACCTTCTAATAGGCTTTTAACTCCATCTAATTTATTTTTAGCTACGTCTGGTGTATCAGTAAGTTGAGGAAGCATTTTACGATATTTTTCTTCATCTTCCTTTCTTAGGACCCCTCCCTCCATATATTTACCAATCGTCTGCGAAGCTCTACGCATTTCGGCATCTATTGTTTGTGAATTAGTATTATAAGGATTTTTGCTTCCTAAAAATCCAGCCACTGGTCCAAAAGCATTTTTGTTATTTTCTAACGTTTGATATAACGGATTAAGTACTAATTGTAATTGTTTACCTTCTGAAATTAGATTAGTTTGCCCTGGCGTTAATGGTCTTCCACCATCATTTTTAGTCAACCATTGAGCAAATGTTTTTCCAGTTCCTGCTTGTCCACCAGCTAATACCCAATTTTTATAATCAGATGTCCCGGTATCTGTACCGGCATCATACTCAGAGTCAATTTGTTTCTTAGCTCTATAAGTATCTAATTCAGACGGTTGTTGTAATTTAGCATAATCTAAAGAATTTAAAACTGCCTGTTTGCTTTTATCATTAAGAGTAGACAAAATAACTGTCATATTATCAGGGTTTGCTTCGATAGCTAACTTATAATTTTCAATCATTGATTCGGGCAATACCATTTTCTCAGCAAAATCTTGACCAAATTGTTGAGCTTTATAAAATACATCCTCAAAATTAGAGATAGCTTTTTCTGCTCTTGCTAACTGATAAGCATTATCATCAAGTTCTTTTTCAATAACAGAAGCGTTGCTATTACGAATCTGATTCTGTTGAGAAGGACTCATAGTTTCGTAGCCTTCAGGAGCATCAGCTGTTCTCGCAGAAATCGCTTTTCTTTGAAGTTCTCTTTGACGTTTAAGAAGTTCGGTAGTATCAACTCCTTGAGCTTTTTTAAGAGAGTCCATCATTAAGGAATTATAAGATGACATCATAGTGTCTTGTGGAGAGTTTGTAGTCGAAACAGAACCTTGTGGAAGCATTGGACTTGAACCAGGAGAAACACTACCAGAAGTTACTGTACCAGGATTAACAGGTGGCTTTTCTTCTAAAGTATAACCTTTAGAAAAGTATGATTTAGCTTGTGGAGAGTTTATTTCAACGGCTACCCGTTCTCCTTTAGGACCGACTAAAGTAGCTTTTTTAGGAGTTTCAAATACTCCAGTAAGTGTGCGTTTTAGGTTATCCATATATTTTATATTTGTTTCTTATATTCATCATAATTAGGGTCACCTCCTGATATTACTTGTCCATTAGGTAGTGTTATATTAGGTCTGCTAGTAACAGCGGTCGCAACTTTAGGAGTAGAAATAACCGAACTCCAGTCTGTAATTGGATTACCATTAAGTTGAGAGTTATCTAAAATACGTTTCTGTTTTTCAGCCATAATAAGATTATTCTTTTCATTAATAACATCAACCTCTCTTTGTTTTGGTATTTCTCCGACTAGATTTCCTTGAGGAGTAAATAACTGTCTAGTTCCAGATTGAGTAAACCCACCTTCACCGACATTATAGTTTTGTGCTGAAGTGTCTAAACCTAAATTTCCAAAAGCAGAACTACCTATTCGTCTTTCTGCTTGAGTAGCAAGGTCTTGATTAGTGCGAGCCATTTCTAAAGCAGCGTCACTCAATCCTTCTTGTTGAGCTTTAATAGTTTTAGAAACTTTTTCACCTCTCTGACTTCCGAAAGTAAGACCGGATTGAGCAGCACTTTCTGCTTGGTTACTTAAGTTCTCTTTAAACAGCTCTTCAGCCCGACCAACACCAGTAGTGAAATCTTCTTTCATCCGAGAAAGTTTGGTCTTTAAATCTCCGGTTTCGTTTCCAATTAATTCATCATAATAACCAGCAACCTTAGCTTTAGCTTGATTTTCAAAAGCAGTAGCTTGTTCGGGAGTTATCTCTAAATTAGGATTAACTATCTGACCAGCTTCAATACTTTCCTTTAAAGCTCTCATATTCATCAAGTACTGCATTTTAAGAGCTGGGTCTAAAGTATCAAATTGTGCTTTCATCGCAGGGTCTTTGAATTGCTCTACTAAAAATGGGTCAAGATTTATCATTGAGCCAAAAAGGTCTGTTAGGTCTGGAGTTTCTACTGGAGCTTCAGCTCCTTTTTGCATACCTGTAGTAGCATCAAAATCACTTCTTTGGGCTAAGGCAGCAGCAAGTTGTTCTGGAGTTTTATTCTTCCAATAAGCTTCAAATCCTGGGTCATTAGCAAAATCATCTCTAGTATATCCGTATTTAAGAGCTTCTGAATATGGGTCATAGGTATTTGGAGCCGCAGAACCAGCCGTCGGTCGAGCGGCGCCATTAGTTCCCCAATTCCAATTAGCGATATCTTCTTCATTCCAATCCTTGGCAGGTTTTTTAGAAAGTAAAGTAAGGTCATCTTTCTGTTTTTGAGATAAACCAGGACGAAACGGAACTAATGAGTTAGATTCTTCAGTAATTGGAGTATCAGTTGAACCAGGCATCGGAGCATCATTGGTCGCCCATTTCCAATTCAATTTGTCGTCTGCTGTCCAATCCTTAACTGGCTTTTTAGCTAGTGTTTCGATACTAGCTTTTTGAGTAGCGGAAAGACCACTTCTAAAAGGAATTAAAGTGCTTGGTTCAGAATTGGTTCCAGTTTGTTGTTCTTCAGTAGGAAATGGTGCACTGCCTGTTGCCCAATTCCAATTAGACTTATCTGTAGCAGACCATTGGCTAACTGGTTTTTGTGATAATGTAATTATACTCTGTTTTTGCGTGTCAGTAAGGCCAGAGCGAAAAGGTATCATTGTATCGAATGATTGACCTGGAGTGGTTGTTCCAGGAGTTGTTATTGGATTAGGAGTAATATTTGCATTCGGTGTATTATTTGCTCTAGTGGTAGTGGTCATATCACCACTAAAAGCACTTTTATTATTATGAACCTGAGAATAAGCTTCATTTACTAAATCATCTAGTGTATATCCTTTAGCCGCTAACTGAGGTATTAAAGAAGAATTTCCATTTAACCATTGAGTCATTGTTGTTCCATTTACTCCTTGGTCTGCTTTAACACGAGAGTCATTTAGAATAGATGCTAGCGTCAAAGAAGATGTTGAAGTAGTTGGGGTGGGGGTAGGGGTAACAGTTCCCTTATAAAAACTAGGTGCTAAAGACTGAACTCTAGGGTCGGTGGCGGATATATATATTGCTCCGCCCAGCCCATTTGAAAAAACTACTTTATCTCCATTCGGTGAAAATTCAACATTAGTAAAATTAAATTTACCGTTACTTGCCCAATTAGAACCAAGTCTAGATATTTCTTCAGCACTTAAAGTGATACCGTTGCCAGATGAGCTAGAATTAGAATTACTAGAACTTCCTCCTTGTTGCTTATCCCATTCAGTTTTAAGCATACCAACACCTGCTGCTGTAGGATTTCCATTAGCAGGGTCTACCCAACCGGAAGAAGTGCTAGAAGGCGGTGGGGTTTGATTTCCAGCCCCTTGTTCAGTAAAACCCTGACTCTTTAGAGAAGTTCTAAGTGGAGAATTTTCATCTATTGTCATTGTTGCGCCGTCAGACTGGCGTATCATTGTTATTAGTGCCATATTTTTATTTAATTTAAGCTATTAATCCTAGTTCCTGTAGTCTATCTATAATATCATTACATCTTAAAATCACACTTGCTGCATCTGTTGCGTCGGCAACTGTAGCTGGTTGGTCGACTGGAGTCGCATTATAAAATCCTAATTTCTGTGATGTCGCTGTACCTATTTTTAATCCAGTTGTCGTTCCTGTTGCTATATTTCCACCATCTAAAATATTTAAAGTTCCGACATTAAAAGTAATTTGTTGAGATAAGGCGGTGGCATTAAATTCTCCATAAACTAATGCTTTTATTCTTCCATCTGCTTCACTACTTCTTGCCGCATTATCAATAAAAAGTTTATTATCTCCTGTCTCCCAATAACCAGAATTATAACCGAGAGCAACATTTCCATCACCGGTTGAATACCGAAGTGACCATTGTCCTATAGCCACATTGTTATATCCTGAAACATTACTATATAATGCCTGCATCCCAATCCCTACATTATTATACCCACTCGTATTACTAAGCAAAGAATTATACCCAATAGCAACGTTATTATATCCTGAGACGTTATTAGTTAAAGAAAATCCACCCACCCCCGTGTTACTATATCCTGCAAATTCGTCATAACCACTAAAAAGTCCTACATAGACATTACAGGAGTAGTCACTACCCAAACTCAAAGATTTCCATCCATTAATAAATATTTTTCCAAAAGTGTCATCTCTTTTAAGATTAGCAATCTCACCTGTTAAATTGGCGTCAGAAACATTATCAGTATATGTAGTGGCAGAATTATTATTTATAGTAGTTAAAAGATAATAATCAGTTCCACCAGCTTTTGTTCTATAGATTTTTCTTTTTACTACCCCATTTGAGGCACTTACTGGTATATCAGATAAATCTACCTGCTTATGAGTTCCATCCACAGTCACCTCATTACTTGGGTCTCCTAACGAAGTTTCTCCGTCAAGATTAACGAAAGTTACTTTATAACTATGCGTTCCGTTGTCAATATTTCCCGTTCCAGTAGTAACTAAGGTAGCAACACAGATAGGACCGGTCCACGGCACTTGTGTAAATTTGATACTTCCACCTTCTTCAAATAAAATATTAGAACCAGATGTCAAAGTAATTGCATCAGCAAGAGTCGTTCTAAAAATAGTATTGGTTCCATTATAATTAAAATAATCTGTGCTATTACCTATAAAAAACTTACCTTTAGAAGCAGAAAAGTCATACCCCAAAATAAAACCGTCTTGCGTATTTGTAAAATCTGTCTTTCCGTAGTTTATGATTACGTCAGTACTAGCTGAGGTTGCCGTGAGCCCTGTTGCTCCTACGCTCCAATAGTTTGTGGAGGTGCCAAATTTACCGGAGGTGGCATTAATTACCCCTGTGACAGTTGCGGATGTCGCAACCAACGCACCAGCATTTGAAACTTTAAATACTCCGTCAGCATAGGCCGCCGCTCCTGACCAAACATTACCGTCAACATCAACGTGAAATGAGGTAGTATCTGCACCGCCTATATCAATAGTAGAAGCAGTAATAGCACCTGCTATTCGTAATCCGTTTGTAGTATCATATTTTAAATATTTAGTAGTTTCACCAATCGCTATTCCGTAAAGGTCAGTAGCGTATCCTAAATATCCATTTAAGTTTCCTATTCTTAATCTTGTATTTATTGTTGTCCAAGGGCTACCTGCGTGGTCAAAGATTGAAAGATAGGGTGCATTAGTGTCGGAAGCTGTCATATAAACTCCACCATCGCCTGATTGTTTGTAATTGACTATTGTTGCTCCTTTTTTCCAGGTGGGGTTTGCGTCTGCAGTATAGGCGGACGCTTTGTCGCGGGTAGTACTGTAAGTATTTGGAGTTGGTATTATTCCATAAACATAAAATATTAAATCTTTACCAGCCGACACATCCCAACTACTAGGATAATAAGCTCCAGAATTGCCACTGTGCGGATTACTAGTGTCGGCTCTTACAAATAAATAATTACTACTGTCACCGCCACTATATTCAATAGTTATACAGTAATATGTTGTAGCTGATAAACTTATTTTTTCAGCTCCAGAAAAAGTAAAAGTTATTAACTCGGTTGCTGTAGGATAAGTTGGTATTGTAGTTATATCGACTGTGTCAGAGGTCGCTAAAGCAGAACCAGTTGGTCTAGCGTTTGTTCCTGGAGTTCCAGTATACGAATAAACTTTTGCCACCATATTACCAGTAGGAGAATCTAGTTTAGAAAGATAAAATTTACAACTGCTTAATGTCGTAGAAACAGCATTATAAAAAGACTGAGAAGCAATGATATAATTTCCGTTATACAAAGCATAAACATTCCAAGCAGGAGCAGCGGTATAATAGCTATCTATTGTCGTTGAAGTTCCAATCATTGCGACTTCCATCCACTCATCATCTACTCCGTCTTTTATTCTTAAAATATCTCCTACTGCAAAGGTAGTGTTGCCTTTAGTTGTCATTGTCGCACTATCTAATGCTGTCATATCGGCATCCAAAACATCACCGTCTAAGACAGCAAGATTTCCCCCTACCGTAGAAATTACATCTTTTTGAAAGACTGCCGTTCGAATCAAACCTCTCGCTGAAATATTTCCTACTTCAAGTAAATTACTATCTAAATGAAAACCTGAACCCACAATTCCTGACACATAGTTAGTGCTTTCTATTTTTTGATTACCGGCATCTAAAAGCAAGGTCGTTGCTGTTAAAGTTGTTGCACCAAGTGTCCAACCGCCGATAGTTCCTGATACTGCTCTTAATACTCCAGCGTTTGAAACAGCAAAAGGATTAGTGGCAATGTTATAAGTCGCCGCACCAAGCCATAAATTTCCGTTAATATCAAAATGTAAAGAAGTAGCATCTGCTCCGCCTATGTCTAAAGTACCCCCCGTAATAGCTCCACCTGTCATATTAAGATTAGATGCTGTAACGACCCCAGCTTCGGTTACTTTAAAGTCTGCTGTTGCTCTATTAGCAAAAGTATCTCCAGCCCAAAAACGAATATCATCTCCTGCAGTGACTGTAGAAGCTAAACCAAAGGAATCTGCTGCATCTTTTATATAATCAGCACCGATACTATAACCCCCAATATTACCAGTAGTAGCCGTTATAGTTCCTGAGAAAGTTCCTGAAGCACCAGTTATATCACCTCTAAAGTAACCAGAATCAAATTCGACAGAACCATCAGCATTAATAGTCCAACCAGCGACAGTTGCAACATAATTTTTGCTCCGAAGAAATCCATCGACGATATAAACGTCACCAAGCCACTCTCCACTAGTTAAATTAGCTGGGTTAGTTTCAACACTTCCGCCAGAACTACTAGTATCTCCACCTCCATTTAACTGGTTTGGAATATAAGAATCTCCTGATGTTGGTGTATCAGTCCTGTAAAGTTGCTTATTTAAATTGAGTGAATTTAAGTCCATAGTTATTTTCTAAGCGCAGGGCTAACTACCATATTAATTATCTCGAACCCCCTCAGAATTATTTGCGAGCCTACGCTATTTCCTGCAATTCTAAATTTAATTCTTGAAAAGTTTTTAGCATTTACCTTTTTAATATCATAAAGTTCTCGATTAATTTGTCCTAAAGGTCTCCAAGTAGAATCTTTGTCTTTGTCTATCATATAAGATATCTGAGAACCTTCTGCATTTTCGTGATTGACAGCCATTTCTGTAAAAGACTTATTATCTGATTTTAACTGTGAAAAGTAAATCCAATGTGTTTGAAGGTCAAAATGAATCGGAGTACCGTTATCGCTTGTCCCACTATTGAAAGTATAAACATAACCAGTATTATCTCCGACAGTTAAGACTCTAGTAGTTCCGTTATCATAAGGACTAGCACTTCTTATTTCTACTGCATAACTAGAAGTAGTCCAGATTTGAGTTGAGATAGTGTAAGCTACTACAAAATTATTATAAGTAATTCCATCTAAAGTAATATCTCCAATAGACCAGTAAATATGGTCTTCATCACACCAACCACAAACATTTTCCCAGCAAGAACGAGGAATGGCTTTTACTATATCATCAATCGGTTTTGAGATTTCTAATTGTTGTCCTCCGTCTACATATTTATAGAACCCAGACGAGTGGTGGTAGTAAATTCCGTCTTTAGCATCGACAATACTTTCTTGACTATAAGTTCCAACAGAAATCATCGGGTCTGGGTCAGCCGAGTTGATAGAGTATATCCGATAGATGTGATTTTGCTTAAAAACGAGCAAGGAGCGTGAGTGTCTCTTTAAGGCTGTTATACTTTCACCGTCTTGAGGACTAACTTGAATAAAAGATGTCCCACCAGTAATCGTGTTGGTAGTCGTCACTACGTCCGAGTAATAGACCTTATCAGTAGCTGAATCAGCTATCCAAATACGAGAACGATAGTTTTCTATACAATCTCCTTTTTGTAAACCAGTCGCATTAGTAGTTCCAAAAGAACCTGAACCGTTATAAGTCTGGCAAGCTTCATTTCCGTTTCCGTTAACCATAAAAGTATAGTCAACGAAGTTAGTAAACCGAGCCTTAGAAGCCGCTGTTAAACCACTTCTAACTGAACTCCAAGAAGAACCATTATAAGACCAAATTTCAGTATGTAATTTAGCTAAGAGTTTATAGTTAGTTCCAGCATTATTCTTGTAGTTGGTCATCCCCAGGACTGTCTGTGAGGTCTCAGGAGCCGCACCTAGAGCCGTTAGACCCTTTCGTGATGTAATCGCCCCAATACGGTCAAAATTGAGATTCTGAGCGAAATTTGCGGTGTTTTCTGGAACTAAAACATCGTCGACAGCCGAAGCTCTGATTATTCCGTTCTGTAAAATGGGTAAACTTAGTTTTATTCCTGGCATATATTTATGGGATGTCAATCGCAATAGTTATATTTTGTCCGGCGTAATTTTTTACAACCTGTTGCTCCTGCTTCAATTTCCAGTCGATGTAATCTCCGTCGTTCTTATTAATTAAAGTAGCATCTTTTCTACTCTTAATTTTCCACTTCAACCAAGGTATATAGATATTATGAAAAGGCTCATCTAATAAATCTCCATCCGAATTAATATCAGTTATAGTTTTATAATAATCTAACCAAATATTCTCACCAGCATAGTCATCATCAAAAGGACAACCAAAAGTAAGAACACCATTATTTACCGTATAATTAGTAGGTAACCCAAAACTTGCTCCTTGCCAAACATCTGTTCCGGTTGCGTGTCCAGCTGCCCTTATACCAGTAACTCCAGACAAGGTAGCCGTCGACTCTGTATTAGCAGTATAATCTACCTCGTCGATAGTTTCATCGATTGCTTGAGCTGCTATTTCGATACTGCCACTTTCATCAAAATCTCCAGATGAAGTGAGAACAATTGAAGTATCTCCAGTTAATAACGCCCCATTTAAAGTAGTATGAGCAACACTTTCATAGTAAGAGTTTAAAGTTTGTTTATCTACATAATTTAATGATTCTTTATTATGACCGATTCTAACCGATAGAATATTTTCATTAGTTGAAGGATAACGAAGATTAGTCGGTAGAGTTAAGGTGTTAGTACCTGGTATTACGTTACCAGCGTCGTAGTCAAATTCAGTTCTGAACGGCCATCTAATAATTCCAACGTGTTCGTCTATTTCTCTACGACCTTCATTTAGTGCTTCAAATAAGAACTCTTTAGTAATGACTTCATCATCGATAGTTTCTCCTAATTGGATTAAAGCTTTCTTAATAACTGAACCAGCTGAGTTCTCTAAAAATCCTGTCGCTAAGACAGCATCTGAATAAGAAGAGTATTTAGTAGTAGTAGAGTTTTTAAATCTAACCTTATAATAATAAGTAGAAAGTCCGTCAACCTCGTTATAATATGTTTCTGATGAATCGACCCGAATACTGGTAGTGGCAAGTAAAGTATAAGTTATTCCATCAGTTGATTTATAAATTTCTATCTGATTATAAGGAATAAACTGAATTTTCTCTCCTCTTGAGTGAGCAAAAGAAGACGCAGAAGCAGTAGTAATTGTCGTCGCTGTTGGTGCTCCGCTAGTAAGAATAATTTCTGATTTCTCTGCGGCAATATTACCAAAGACTAAATACTCAGCGGTATCAAATTTAAGCCCGTTATCAACCGCAAAAGAAGATACTCCCGAAGCATAATCGGTGTTTAAAAAAGTAAATTCTCCATCTAAATCAGGTGGAGATACATAAAGTTCTGCTCCTAAATTTTCTCCGAACTTTACTCGAAGTCTTGGGATTATCATCATATAATTTTAATTAATAACTCTTTCTATAAAAACTAAAGTGCCAGAATCGGTATATCCGCTTAAACTGTCTACTTCGGTAAACTCACCATTTAAAGCGTTAAGAGTCGGCATATCTATTATCATTGTTTTTGTCTTTTTAACTTCATCTATTAGATAAATATTAGGTGAATACTTTTCTTTTTTGTAAATCATATTGTTAGTTTCTAAATAAAAAGCCATAAAAGAATGAACATACCCAGGGGCGTATCTCTTTAACTCGTCATAACTGTCATTTACCCCAATCCAGGTATCGGTCGTTTTGTAAACCATTATCCGATGATTAGATTGTCCTTCCGGCGATAAGATTTGTTCAGGATTATCTGGCTGTTGAAACCGCACCGAAGCAGTCAAGGGAGAATAGGTCAAATACTCTTCAATATCACCGTCATCTACCCATTCGTAGGAAAAAGGGAATCTCCGAGCAAACTCTCTTCCTAAAGTCCTCATTTCATCGGTAATAAACCTAGAGTCTATATTGTCAAGGAAATTATCGGCCATTGTAAAGCTATCCTGGGGTATACAACCTTCGTGTCTAATTCCGTTTATAACGTTAAATTGATAAGCTCCCTGAGTGGTAGTTTGTCCATTAATAGCCGAATATCTTTCGTTAAGGTTAATAAGACCATTTTTAAAATAACCGTTGGTTTGCAACCACTTGACATCTACGGGATTAATGTTTCCCTTAGACAAGTGATACATCATTAAAGATTCTAAAGCGTCAGTCGTAGCGTAGGTAACGCACATTAAGGTGTCATACATCCCCGCATAGTTGAACTGTCGTTCGTGTTCTGGCTTATAATCTAACCAATCACCATCAGTCAATTTAATGTGTTCTAAAGGCGAATTACCACCAGCAATGTAATCACTTATTTGCCTCCCCTCAATTAGACCGTGTTTCATTTCTTCCATACACAATACGATAAATTTAATAAAATAAAAACAAATAAAGTAACTCCTAAACTACTCCAGCAATTCCAATCCCACAGTAAAAGTCTAGCAAAAAGTATTAAACAGATAACATAGCATAAAAAGTTATACAAACACATATGTTAATCTTAATTTGTTAAGAAGCCTTTTAGAGAGGCTTAACTCATAGTGTCCACTGCTTCATTTCTAATAATCTTTTGTAGATTTCCGCAGCTTCGTTATAGGTGACGTTTCCGAACACAAGCTTAAAGTCTTTTTCAAAGTTTCTAAGCATTGAGTCAATCTGTTTCGGAGTAAAGTTTCCAAACATTCGGTGTAAGGCTTCGTGCTTTTTCTTTTTAATAAAGCACATATTGCTATCAAGACTTTGCCCCCCTTGACTACGAGGGCGTAGATGGTGAAAGTTATAGCCTTTCTTTTGCTTTTTCATTGGAGTTGTCCGTGAACCCAAACGTGTTCAATCTTTTCGTGTGGTCTTGACCAGTAAAGACGAATATTGCCTTTGTACCAGACTTCCCATCCGCCGAAATTAAAGAGATGAGTAAAACCATCTTCCTTTAATTTTCTTTCGGTAATAAAATCTCCTTTTCTCATTGTGGCTCCTTTCAATTTAATTCTGATAAACTACAATCATCGCAACATTCTTCTAGTTCTTTATATCCCCCTGTTAACACCATTAATAGGTTTGAAGATAGAATGATATTCAAGGCGTGTTCCTCGCAAGGTAAAAGTTTAGCCCATAAGACTTTACCTTCCTTGTCTAAAAACTTTACACATTTACAATACGGACATCTAATGAACTTCACTTTGCACCTCCTTTCTTATGTTTAAAATGTACTATTTCTCTAAATTTTTTATTCTAACACTATTTTCAGCAATAGTTTTCATTAAGGTGATTTCTGTTTCTTCTAGTCTTTTAATATCTATAGAATTTTGTTCTATCTGTTTAGCCATTGCTTCCATATGAGAAAAATGATTTTCTTTAATAATTGCTATTTCTTGTCTAATACTATAATAAGGAGCGACTACTCCAGTTAAAAAAATAATAACTCCTATAAAATACTTAACCTCAGAAGTCAATATTCTTTTAACAATATTTTCAGTCTGGGTCTGATTAGCAATAGTGTTTTGGTCTTCAGTCACAAATTTAGTATTTAATAATTAAAGTATACTTTTTTATATTACAGCTTAAGCATAATGGCTGTATATTTTCAATAAGGTCTGAACCGCCTTTATCTATATGTTTTTCCTTATTTTATCAGAACGTTTTCTCCCTAATTTTGCACAACTACGAGAACAATAGAATGCGGTATTTTTTCTATAATTTTTTACCCTAAATATCTTATTACATAATTTACACTTTTTAATAACCATATAATCAGTTATTATTTGACTCCAAGTAGATTTCCTTGATTGTCGCTAGAAAAATTTTTAATTAAGTAAGCTAATCCAGCTCCAATAGAAGCAATCAAGATTTTCTTCCAATCAAAGTTTCCTTCGGTAGTTATATCTTCATAGGCAACTGTTAAAATAGCCATAATAACGGCTACCACTAAACCTTTTAAAAGGTCTTGCCATCCTAACCTAAATAAGTTTGTCATAGATTTATGCATTAGTATTTAAAGTTTTAACATTAGCAATAGCATTAGTATTTATTGTTTTAATATTGGCGTATAAATTAGTGTTATATGTTTTTATATTAGTAGTAACCGCATTGCTTAAATATATTTCCGTACAAGTATTACCAACGTCAGTAGAATTTGGTCCTATATACCAGGTAGCTGCAGGACTTCCTGTTATTTCTTGAATATCTATATAATCACAACCAGATATTACTCCACCGCCTGCCTTAGTTAAAGTTGCGTGAGTTGTACCAGAGGTATTATGAATTACAATGTGAGAACCAGAAGTGCCTAGAGCGGTAAAGGTAGTACAAGTTAAAGTTTTAGAATTTGTAATATTAAGTTCTCTACCAGCATTTAATTTAAAATCATTAAACGTAACATCATTATCAATTATAGTTTCATATGCTCCAGTACTTGCGTCCCAAAAGTTATAAAATGTTTTTCCTCCTCCTGCAAAATGATAATGAGCAGTTTTTGTTCCAGTTAATTTAATGGTGGAAGTATCAGCATTTATTGTAACAGTAGTGTCACAAAAAATAATATAACCACTATACCCAGTTCCACTTAATATGTGTTCCCCAGAACCTAATATTGATACTGAATTATTATAAAAATGTAAATTACCAGTAGTAATTACATAATTATTACCCCCATCTACGACGGTAAATGTTCCATACGAAATTAATACACTTTTTGTCGATAATGTATTTAAATTATTTAATAATTTAAATGTTCCTCCAGAACCATTAATATTTAAATCACCTTTTAATGTAATTCCATTAGTGTTTATTGTTTTTGTTCCCGCTGTAGATAACATTGATATTGCTCCTGTATAATTATTTGTCATTCCAGAATTCAACGTAAAATTACCATATACATTAAATGCTTGAGTTCCGCTTAATGTCCCAGTATATCCAGTACCACCAGTAAAATCTATTGATAAACAATTAGCGGCCGCAGCGATTACACAATTATTTATATTTGTAGATGTAAAAAATACATCATCTAAAGATGTCGGTGTTGCTACTCCTGTTGGGTCGCCGCCATCAGTTGTAGCCCAAACATTTGCGTCACCCCAATTAGCCGCTCCCGCTGGACTCCAATATCTATTTGCCATTTTATTATAATATTAGTTAATTATCTTAAGCTACGGTCGATTGCTGGTCACTAGACGGGTTAAAATAAATAGTATCTGCATCGACAGCAAAACCGATTACTCTAATAATTGCATCAGCACCAGTCGGTATCGCTTCCTGTGGTAAACCCAAAGTTTCGCCAGCATATAAAGTCGCGCCCACAGTCCAAGCCCAAGCATCTAAATGAACCATAGAACCAGGTAGGGCCACCTTCATTGCCTGTCCATCTGTTTTAGCTTCTAAAGCTATCCCTAATAAACCTTGACAGGTAGCAACCGCATCAGCATCAACTTCTAACCATTTGCCACCACTTCCAAAGAAAACTAAATCTCCGACTGCTGAAGAATATCCTGCCGCCCAAGATGAACTCACATTCCCCGTGGCAGTAGCATCAGTATCTGGTAATGTTAAATTAATCTGTTTACCTTTTGGTAAATTAATATCATTAGCATATCCAGTACAATTAGTAAGAGTACCAGCACTGGGAGTTCCAATATCAGGAGTTGTAAGAGTAATACCAGCTAAAGTCAAAGCAGCTGAAGCTCTATTGATAGCTACTTGTGTTGTTCCTATATAGAAGGTTTGGCTAGTAGCAGCTTTATCACTAAATTGTCCTTGTATTCCACTTGTTACACCTTTCAAGTATGCCAATTCAGTTAAGCTTGGATAGGTAGCGACTGCGGCTGATACTATATTTTTTGAAGCGTCGGTTATTAAGATTTCAGAAGCAGTAAGACTATCGCTTAAAATCTGTCCGTTTGTATTTACACTAAATACATTCGCTTCATCACTATCACGACCTACTAAAATATTAGTAGAGCCGTCATTAGTGCTTCCTTTTACTACTAATCTTCCGATAGCAGGAGTTCCGTCAAAATCAGTTGTTCCAATTCCGACATATCCAGTATTTGTTACAACCATTAATCTTGTTCCTGCTGTATTCTGAACACCTAGAGGGTCGCTTAATTGAACTGTAACAACCCATTGATCGTTTAATGTGTGTCCAGTAGTTGTTCCAAACGCAACACTAACTCCGTCAGACAAAGCAATAGCAGATGCTGTGATAGCAACTCCAGTCGTATAAGCACCATCATTTTTCTTCCATTTAAAAGTATCTGGTGTTCCAGTTGCGTCAATCACGACAGTATAAGTAGGGGCAGTTGCGTCTGTTCCTGTATATATTCCAGAGCCATAAGCGTTATTTACTCCAGTTCCAGTAAAGGTCGTTCCATAAACAACATAGCCATTAGCTTTTATATCAACTTTATATGTAGGTGTTAATGTTCCTAGCCCAAGATTTCCGATATAAGCAGCTGTTCCACTTGATGCTAAATTCATCCAAGTTGTAGTAGAGTAAGCATAACCACCATTAGTCCAAACAAATCTACCAGAAGAAAAACTAAAGTCAGTTCCAGATAAACCGATACGAGTATTCCAATCACTACCTGAAGTTGAACCACCAAAATATAATAGACTTGACCCTTGTATTCTGATATTACCAGCGACATCTAGTTTAAAGTAAGGAGTTCCACCAATTCCGACGTTGTTAACCTCATTAATTATTACAGAATTGTTAACTGCGCCCGCATCTGTGGATGTGCGCAATGTTAATACTGAACCAGAACCAGCGGTGCGTCTTGATGAGATTTCAGCCATTGAAGCGGATGCTCCAGTAGTTGAATTGACAAAACGTAAAGTTGTGGCAGTGTTAGCTTCAGTAAAGCCAGACCTTAATTGAGCCAATATTGTTTCTGTTCCAAGAGCACCACCTACAACTTCAAATTGTCTAGCCGGTGCGGTTGTTCCGACACCGACAAGACCACCAGTAGCTTGTAAAATAACATACGAAGTTGTTTTGGTAGCGCTTGAAGTTCCATTAATAGTAATATCTCCATTATCTGCGGCTGAACCATTTATTGAAGGAATTATTGGAGAGCCACCAGTAATAGTTTGTGGGGTTGTTTGGTCTAATTTAAGACCAGTAGTAGAAGAAAGAAAGTCAGTGCCATCAGAAGCGGCGCTTATTGCTGTTCCATTTCCTTTTAGAAGTCCGGTAATAGAAGTTGATAGTGTAATAGCCGGAGTAGTTCCAGGAGTAGCAACAGTACCAGCTAAACCATTAGCAGATACTATTGATACGTTTGTAACTGTTCCCATTTCAGCTTCTGAAGCATTTTCAAAAGTAGTAGCTCCTGTCTTGCGAATAAATAGACCAGTTCCTCCAGACAGAGCTGTTAAATTTGCTAGGGCACCTGCCTCAGTACTTGTAATTGGTGTCCCTTTATCTCCAATGTATGACATATATTATAAAATTATTACTTCTTCTGGATATTTAGTTTTTAGTCTAGTTTCGTAAATTTCCAGGTCTTTTTTTCTTGTAGACAAAACTCCGTTTTCATTATTAATCTTCTCAATAGTTAGTCTTAAATCTTCTTTCGCTATTACTAACTTTTCATTAATATCATTATATTCATTATTAGCATTATTAATACTATCTCTTAAAGACGAAAGATATATTTCACTATTATACTTATCTCTATTAAAATCTTCTGTCTTTGTTGCGATTTCTTTGTCTAGCTTAGACTTATTTTCAGTCAATATAGTAATTGACGAAGATAGGTCTTTTTCTTTTTCTATTAGATTACAGATAAGACTATTAAGCGTAGTAAGCTCATTGTTCTTTTTATTTATAGAATCAATTATAGAAAAATAATAATTCTCTGATTTATCAATTCTTTCTTGGTGTTCTTTCTCTACTTTCTTAAAAGATTCCATCAAATCAGATAGATTTTTTCTATTTTCTTCTAGTCCTTTAACTAAAGCCTTATTTTCCTCCTCATTTAGTTCTCTTTCAATTTTAATATTATTAATCTTGTCGAGTTCTTCGGTAGGAGAAACAAACGGTTTTAGTCTATTTCTAGTCCTTCTTAACATAATGTTAATATTAAATAACAATTCGGTAGCGAATAAAGCCAGAAACCTGAACTGACGCACTTAAATTAAGTACAAAAGCTTCTCCTGGTAATAAAGTAATAACACCGTGTGAATTATGAATAGCATTCTCAATAGTAAAGGCTTGTTTTTCATCTAGTGAATAGGCTCCACCATAAGCAGTAGTTCCTTGTTTCATTTGGACAGTAACGGCCGAAGTCGGAATAAAATTAATGTGGTCGATAGCAATATAACCGGCACTTGGTGCAGCGATTATTGTGTTGTCTCCACTTGTTGCGATATTAATATCGGCTTTTTTTAGTGCGTTCTCGTAGAACATAGATTTATAGTTAATTAAATAAGTCTATCCTGCTCCCCTACTTGAGAGGAGCAGATAGAATCATCTATTAAGCAAGAGCAGCAGAACCATATAGGTTTGTAACAAACCATTCAGTTCCTAAGAAAATCATATCGCAACCATCTCCGACAGCATTTAGAGTAATGGTAGTACCATTGGCTAAGTTGTCAGGAGTGATAACTGCGTCACCAGTATAGGTAGCACAAATGATAGTTTTCTTTTGACCAACAACACCGTCAGCCATTGTATGAGTTGAGGGTGCATTGTTAGCAATAGTAGTAACACCGTGAGTTATAGAAATAGCGGTATTAGCATTAGAAATAACTTGAGGAGTAGTGATAATAGTACCAGCAGTTAAGATTAAATTGCCAGCAGTAATAGTCTCGTTTCCTAAAGTTAAAGTTAAATTACCAGCAGTTAATACTACGTTACCTAAGGTCAATGTTAAGTTACCAGAAGTTAAAGTAGCATTACCTGAAGTCATTACTAAGTGACCAGAAGTAAGTACTAAATCACCAGCGGTTAACGTTAAGGCAGCTGTAGCAGCAGCATTACCAGCAATTACCGTAGCTCCATATTTAGCAACGCTGAAATCATTAGCAGCTCCATCATAGAACTCTAAGTATTTACCAGTTGTTAAAGTAGCTTCAGTAGCGTTTACATAGATAGCTGTTCCAGTAGTCATAGCTGAAGCAGAAATATGTAAAGCCTTACCAGCAGCTAAAGCAGCAGAAGCCGTTACCTTTAAGATAGTTGTTTCATCAGCGGCAGCAGAACTAAACTCAGATAAAACTGCACTAGAACCAGCGTTACCAGAGTGAACAACACTTAACAAGCGACCAGTGGTAGCAATCGTAGTATTAGAAGAAGAAATTAATAAAGCTTGACCACTTGTCAAAGCGTTAGTAATTAATTCAATTCCTTTACCTTCAGTTAATGCAGCCATCGGAGCATAAATACCAGTACCAGTAGTCATACCACTTGGAGTGATAGTCATAAAGGCATTAGTAGTAGCACCTGAGCGAACTCCAGAACCTGCTAAAACAATAACTGGAGCAGTAGTCGCAGTATTATTTGTTACAGAGAATGAAGCAGCTTGGTCAGCATCAGTGATAGCTAAAGAGCCATCAGAAATAACTGCATCACCGACTGTCATCGTGAAATTACCAGCAGTAAGAGTTAAGTTACCTAAAGTTTGAACGATATTACCAGCAGTCAATGTTAAATCGCCTAAAGTTAAGGTCAAACCACCTGCAGTTAATGTAGCAGTACCACTAGTGATTACTAAATCTCCAGCAGTAAGAGTTAAAGCCGCAGTTCCAGTAGCTACACCAGCGATAACAGTCGCACCTTTTTCACCAACAGTGAAAACAGCCGCGTCGGCATCAACTTCAGTACACTTTAAGAAATAACCTCCAACTAAAGACGACTCGTCTAATTGTAAGCGAAGTAAATCACCAGTAGTTAAAGAAGTCGAGCTTAGAACAAATACGCCACTATCTTCGGAACTATCAGAACCATAAGTAGTAACTGTATTGTTCTTTAGTAAAAACATCGGAGTAGTATTAGAAGTACTAGTTCCAGTGAATTTACCATCAGTTAATGTTATGTTATTACCAAACACAACAGCTTCAGAGCCGTCAGTAGTAATAAAATTCATTATTGAAGTTGCACCAGCCGAACCAATAGTTAAAGCAGTCGCATCATTATCTTCTAAAGTCCAAGTAATATCACCAGCAGTGGAAGTAATAGTCGAAGCCGCACCAAATGTTAAGCCACGAGCTGCTACAACACCAGCTTTAGTAACACTAAATAAACCAGAAGTTCCATTGATATCTTTACCTGTTCCTGAATTTGTGATTTGTAAACAATCACCAGAACCACCACCGACATTTGTAATAGTTACAACGTCAGTAGCGGTCGCTCTATTTCCAGCTATTGTCCAGGTTGCGTCTGGAGTAATAGTAAAGGTATTATCAGCACCGAAGATTGTCTCCCAAGTTGGAGTTGAACCACCGCCACCTGAACCTAAAATTGTTACACCAGTCTTATTCCAGTAACAAAGCTGATTAGAACTATTTACATACAATCCCCAACCTGCAGAATCATTGCTTAAAGGATTAGCAGTCTTGCTTACATTAAAGCGTAAGATACCATCCTTCAAGTTAATGTTTCTTGGAGTTGAATATGTTCTTCCTGCAATAGTCATATTTTTTATAGGGGCTAGTTGAATAGGTTTTTAAGCCCCACTATTAGCTAGCCCCTTGAAAATTAATTAGAACTTAGAACTACGTAGTTGCACTGTCACCAGCACTAAATACCCAGCAACGAGCTACATCGTTGAAGCCCTGTTGGAAGATAGTGTGACCAGCGAATTGCATTTCACGAGTCTTATAAACGACATTGACTGGGTCAAGGTTATTTGATTCAGATTCAATGTGCTGGAAACCATATTCATCAGTCAAAGCACGAGAAGAATCAAACATAAACCAGTAAGCGTCATTAGTTAAATAATCTAACTCAATAACCTTAAAGGCTGGAACACCAGAGCCATCGTTATCAAAGCTCTCCGGGATTTTGCCATTCTTAATAGCACCTAAGATTTCCTTAGCCTTAAAAGCTACGCTTGAACCTTTCTTACAAACTAAGGTATCAAGATTAGCAGGCATCGGGTTACCACGACCATCTACCATTAAAGCGGCAGTACGTAGAGCAGCTTTATAACCATCGTAGTCAAAAGGTAAAGAATAAGTAGTACCATCATATCAATTTGTTACTCCCCTTATTCTAATGGGGGATGAGTCATTTCTGCTCATCTCTCTATGTTTCCATAGAGTTCAGACTATCGCTTCATCCTAATAACTTATTAGGAGTTTCTTCACTTAGTCGTTGCGGCTGCAAACATTTCTTTTATTTAGCTCTTTCATTTTTAACAGATAACTTTCTCTCCATTTAATATCCTCATCATTAAGGACTACTCCTCTTCTATCATATTTATCTGTCATTTTTTTCTCTTGAAATTCTATTCCAAGTAACGCTTGGGGTTTTTTAAGTTTTAAGTAAGGATGTATAAGTTTTAGGAATGCTAAGGCATTTCTACCGGCGCATCCCCATCTATAGGCGATAAAATCTGCCCTATACTTACTTTCTCCAACTTTTCTATGAGGAGATAATGTATCATTAAAGAAATCTATACTTTCTCTCTTAGTCCCAACTATACTTACATATAAAGCATATTGCCAACTATGAGATTTGTTTCTTTTATTCACCCACTTGGTGATACAGATACTACCTTCTCCATCAAAGAACCCTGCGATATAAGCTAAATTTAACGAACTGTGCTTGCCTCTGGTTGCCTTTTGCATATTGTTGAATATAATGAATAAATTATATCTCTATTATACACCACTGTGGTATATAATACAATATGTAGTCAGGTTTTCCAAGTAATCAGAAGAAATTTTACAATGACATTACTGCCAAAGGTCGCATATATAGGTCTACGACATTGTTCATATTAGTACCACCATCTTCACGAGTATGAGCAGTTGAAGCCGGTTCTACAGCATCACCACCAACATTAGCAATTGAAGTCTGTTTGCCAGAACCTGAATGAGTCCAAGCAGTAGAAAAACAATTGGTTAATCTTTCAGCAGCGAGTCTTTCTTTCTTTCTATTCAAAGCATTTAAGATTTGAGTGGAAATGTTAGTTAAGGCTCTCTTCTTGATACCAAACTTCCATACCATATAGGAAAACGGAACGATGATATCAACAGATTGCTGTGTATAGCTCTGGTCATAACCTTGTACCGGAGCATCTTCCATAATTTCAGCATTTTCAGCAGTAAATTCTGCTTCATAAAGACCAGTTAAAGAAGAATCCTTCTCATAAAGGTCTGTAGTTGTGCGGAAATTAAAGAATTTCTTAAATTGAGGGTCCAATTTATCAGCTTCTTTCTTCCAGATATTTTGGATAGCCTTGTTCGTTAGGTCAACTGCTGAGCCTAGAACGAAAGGAGTATTAGTCAACATATATTTTGATTTTAGTTATTAATGTCTAGGTTAATTAATCGCCAGCAGTGATTGTAGAAAATTCACCAACGATTTTACTGGTTCCGACTACACCAGTTTGCATAAATAAGCCTGTATCACCTGTAACATCAGTACCAGTGTTGTTAGCAGTGTGACCAGCACCCCAAATGCATCTCATATAATTATGAGCAGCATTAGCGGCATTCAATGTTCCAACTTCATACACATCACCAGGCATAATTTGCTGTAACAAAACAACTGTGTCAGCGGTAGTAGTTGCTTTTACACAAATACCAGCCAGGTTATCTAATTCTGTAGTAGCAGATGCTGTTTCTACAACCGCACCAGTGCGACTATATTGTAGCAAATCGCCTACAGCGAAAGCAGTAGAAGAGATGGTACGTTCTACCAATCCTCTATCACTTCCCTTAATTCTTTTAAAAGCCATATTGTTATAATAAAAAAGACACTTTAAATGTCTCTTTTAATACATTTAAGTTCTGAATAATATCTATAAATCGTCATCATCAAAACCTATGAACTTAACTCCGTCAGCTTCTCTGACTGGACTAGATTTCTTTGATTGAGTTATAGACTTGTTTCCACCTGTATGAGATACACTAGAAATCTTCTGAACTTGAGCTTTTATTTTATTGTCTTGATTAATAACTTGAGCTTCTCCAAACTCTCCTTTAACGTCTCGGTCTACCTTTTCATAGATAGCTTTGAGTTGTTTTGGAGTTTTGTTACTTAAATTATAATCAGTTCCAATAATCTCTATAAACTTACCCCAACGAATGTCATCTTTGTCGTTCTTAGGTAAGTATTCTGGGTGTTCTTCGACAAACTCATCTAATGCTTGATTAGCAGTTTCTTGATAGGTTTGAGCTTTATTAACAAACCCTAAAGCTGGTGCTAATTTAGCAATAAGTTTCTTAGAACTCTCAATATCAGCTTCAGAATAGCCTTCAGCAAGTAAATCAGATACATCTAATTGAGATTGTGGTGCTCTAGTCTTGCTAGTAACACCATCTCTAAGAATATCTCTATTCTTTTTTCTTAAATGTTCTACTTCTTTACGTAAAGCATATTCTCTAGGAGATTCTCCCTCTACAGGCTTCGGTTCTAAACGTTCTTGTGGAACATCAACCGTTTCCGGTTCAGCATCTTTAGGCTCGTCGCCTAAGTCTGGCTCTGTTCCACCGTCTCCGCCAGTAGAAGATTCTGGCTCTTGTTCTAGACTTTGAGCTTGCTCTGCTGATACTACTTCTTCGTCAGCATCTTGCTCGTCTGGAACATTTACTTCTCTTGTATTTTCTGACATAGTTTTACTTCTTAATTTACTCCCAGAAGATGGGAGATTTTTATATTAATTATTCTATGCTTATTCGACTAATAACCAACCAAGTGTTGTAAGTTTAATTGGTTCGATTTCAATATTCCCTAAGTCTACAACTTTAATCTCAGGAATCTTGACATCGATATTTACATTTAGTAGTTCTTCCATCTTATCATTAAATTCCTTAGCTTTATCTGCATCAGGAAATGTGTAGTGTCCTGTTTCTTTACCATCTTTATCTAAACTTGGAGTTCCGTACTCTTTAATCATCTTATCTTTCTCAACATTGAAAGCTTCTACCATCGGAGATACAGCCTTTAAGAATAAAGATAACTTAAAGCTTGAGAATACCGGAAGCTTTTGGTTAATAATAATTTGTAAAGATTCTAATCCGTTAATAATGTCTCTTAACTTTACTTCTTTAATTTCAGAAGTAGATTCATTTAACTGTTCTAATTGTTCTTTTTTCATACGTTTGTTTAACGCCTAGTAGAGGCGATTATTTAGTTTGTAAATTTTTATTAAAATATTCTAACCATTTATCTCGATTGTAATTAGTTTTTGGATGACAACTTTCACATAATGTAATTAGATTATCGAGATTGCAGTTTTTCTTATCGTAGTCGATATGATGAACACAAATTGCTGGTTCCTTCCCGCATAATCTGCAAGTATAATTGTCTCTTTTCCTAATAACTCTCTTTAAATCTTCAGTCCAATCTACTGAATAAGGAAAATATGAAATTCCACCTTTCCAAGAACCACTATTTTCTCCTCTTTGATTATAATGCGGAATACCTTTAGTTGAATCACTTATCTTTTTTCTTGCTTCTAAACTCATAGTACAACCCTTACGAGATGGTGGACGCTTTCCTTTTCTTCTACTATCTTCACCTATCTTTCTTTTGTGTTCTTCAGACAACTTTTTACCTTTTTGAGCTTTACTCATCTTTTTTCTAGTCTCATCAGACCTTTTTATACCAATTAATGCTAAACTCTGTTTTCTTCTGGTTTCTTCTGAGGTTTTATATGTTCTCTCTGACATACTATTTCATCTTAACATTTTTTTGATATTTTATATTACGTGAAACACGTTCGCACCACTCTCGGATTCCTCCTTCGATATTGCCTTGCTTTAAGACCTTGGTGCGTCTGTCTATCTGATAATAGCTTTTCCAAGCTTCTGAAGCATTAGAGAATTTCATCGGAACAATGATTGTGAAGGAGATATTACCTTCATAACTCATCTCTGCTTCAAACCCATCAGCTGGGTCAAAGTATTCTTCGAAGATAGCTTGGTAATTAGCAGGTAAAGGAACAATATTAGGAATAACTTCCTGTTCTTGTTCTCCACCATCTTCCCCATCTTCTACCTCTTCTTTTTTAAAATTACTCTTTAAGATGTCTAAAACCTCTGTTTTAAACTCTTCTAATTCTTTCTTAAGCCCAAGAATAGTAGGCTTTTTTTCTTCATTCATACATTTGTTTTTACGCCTTAACGAGGCGATTATTTAGTTATCTTAAAACTTGTTATTTTATCGGCTATGGATTCTTCAACCGGAAAGTCTATCTCTACTGTTATCATCTCACCCTCTTTAATATCTTTCTTAGCTTTGATATTTAACTGTCTCCTAACTGTTCTCATCTTATGATTACTTATAACAACCAAATCTTCTTGCTGTTTAGGAAGTCCAAAGAGCATCATCACTTGATATAATAGGTCTCTTGGAAACTCCATAGTCATACCATCCTTTGAGAACTGGAAGTGTTTATTACCTTCACTCCCCATTATAGTAAAGCCATCTACCTCGCTTAATAATTTATAATCCATATTAAACTTGTTTAGCGTTATCCTCTAAAGCTTGAAAGAAACGTTGTAAATGGTCTTTACCACCCTCCGAGAATGCTAAGTACCACATAGTTTCAAATTCATTCTCTCTTTTAATACTAGACTGAACAAAGTTCTCTAGTAAGTATCTCTCTAAAGCATTCTCAACAGAAAGCCACTGCGGTGTTTGCATTAAAGTCTGTATATTGCGTTTTCCCTGTTCTGATAATTGCGTAAATTTAGTATTTAATAATTAAAGTTTGTTTTTTTACATTACAGTTTAGACAAAGGGGTTGTATATTTTCTATGTTATCTGAACCTCCTTTTATCAATGGGATGATATGGTCTTCAGTAAGATATTGGCTTCTTTGATTAAATGGTTCTGACAATTTACAACAAGGACAAGTGTAATTATATTGTGCTTTTAAGGTTTGCCATTCCCCCAAAGTATGTGAGCCACCATTACCCATTTTCATCACCCTTCTTTTTCTATTTAATAACAATTTATTCTCATAGCCACCTTTATAATTATAAGCCTTCTCTCCTTTCATCGAATTGCTTATTTTAGCAATTGTTTCTTGGCTAGGTATTCTACCTAAACCAGCTAAACCAATTTTCCTTCTAGTTTCAACTGAAACCTTGTGTCCGAGTAATGACTGTCTTATCTTTTCTCTAGTCTCTTTCGATGTAATATGGCCAACATTCTTACCTTTTCTTCCAACGCTTATTTTTCTTTTAGTTTCCTCAGATGATTTAGAGCCTTTTAAACTCCCGCTATTAACACCTACTATTCTTTTGTATATCCCTCTTGGCATATTATCTAGGTTTCATTACTTGAGCATTAGACGCTCGCATATTATTACTTATTTCGTTCATCGGTACGACTGTCTGAGCATTCATCTGCCCTGGTCTAGGCGGTGTAGGAGCCCCCTTAGAGCCAGATTTGGCCTGTTCTTGAGCCATTGCTTCCATACTTGCCTTATCGGTCATTAACGGTTGTGCTTGTTGCTGAGCCATAGCAGCCTCTTGAGCAGCTTGTTGCTGTTGCATTATAGCTTGCTGAACTAACTCTGGATTATCTAACATTTCGACTATTCGAGCTGGTAACCAATTATCTGGTTCTTCATCTTGGATTTCTAAGACCTGAGTAGCAGGTTTAGCTAAATCAACTGCACCTTGAATATCTCCCATTTGTAATAATTGTAGAATGGCTTGCACAGAAGGAAACATCATATTATAAAGCTCTAACTTCCTTTGCTTCTCTAACTCTTGGCTAGTAGCGACAATAGACTGAACATCAACTATAATTCTTCCTTCCCACTTAGTTGCTCTGCCAGCGGTTTCAACATATCTAGCTTCAGGACTCTCGATTAGGTTTCCGTCTCTATCTTGCTCGATACTAAGGTCTAAAGTTGGGGAGTATTGAGCTTGAATCTTTCCACCTTCTTTCATCGGCATTTCAACCTTAGTAGGCTCTTTGGAGAACTCCGTATTGAAATCTTCCATTTCCTTTAAGGTAGCGAACTCTTTAAGTTCCGGAATAGAATAGACTTGATTAGCCCAAGAAAGAAATAGATAAGCTTCATCCTCTAATAACTTAGCGATGTTCTTTAAAGGAGTGCTTAATCTCTTTAGAGCCGAGTCTTTAGCGTGAATAACCTCTCCTAGAGTCTTGCCACTTACCTCGCCTTGTAAGGTAGGAGTAATCCCAGTGTTATTATCCATTCTTTCTCTTAAAGCGGTTATCATTTCAGGTGCTCTGTTATCATATTGAACCTTAACTTGGTCGATAGTAGTCCCCGGAAGTTTTTGTTGAATAGAATTAGGAGCGAAGGTAATCTTACCATCTCCTTGAGCTGGAGTGCCTGAGAAGAATAACATTGGATATATCGCCATCGTTAACTGGTCAATACTCATATTAGAGAATCTGTCATAAAGAACTTTATCATTCTTAATAAGTTCATATAAACCGATACCATAAGGAGTGCGAGGGTCACGAATTGACCAATAAGTCTGCCATAGACTCAACTTACCATCATCGTTTGGGAGTGGCGAATAGTAAATAATAATATCTTGGTCGGGAACGGTAATGACATAAAGGTCTTTGTCTTTACTTTCGTAAAACCCAACCGTAACTATATCATCTCGCTTGTTAGCACTCTTAGAGGTAACCGAGTCATCTCCAGTATCAATAGCAGTTCCGAAAGTTACCTTATTAGAGTTAGCATATTGACCAAATTCAGTTTCAAATAGGTCACGACCGTAATCCTTTTCAAAGTACCAATCCCGACAAGAATAAGGGTCAGTTAGATTGGTCATATCATCAATCCAAGTACGATATGGGTCTAACTTTTCTCTGATAATGTCATTGAACTCGACTATCTCAGTCTTTCGGTATTTGTTCTTGTCAGGATTCTCAGTGTCTAGTTCTTCTAAAACTTCTTTCTTTCTTTTAATAATACGAGGATAAGTACGACCGACAGCCCAACCATACTTAGCGAGGTCGAAGATAAAGAGCTTAATAGTTTCCTTAGCATAGCCTATCTCCCAACCTCTCTTCCAAATCGCCTTAGCTATATCGGTAGTGGCTTCGTACTTCTCAAGGATAGGCTTAAAAGTAGCAGTCGGATTCTGGTCTACTAGGATTGAAAGGGCAGTCTGAATCTTAACATAAAGAGTAGGTTCTGATATAGTTGAACGCCAATCAGCACCATCACTCACTCCGGCTACTAAACGAGAGCCTCTAAGACCAGTAACTTCATCTTGAACGAATATACTTGACTTGCTAGCACTGTTAACGGTTTTAACAACATCGTCTGGTTGATATTCTTGGTCGGCATTACGCATTATATCGGTAAAATCTATATGCCCAAGAACATTCTTTTTTGTGTCTTTTAAGACTTCAATTCTAAGCTTCAAGTAATCTAAAATATCCTGTTCTTCCTTGTCTGGATTGTAGGCTTCAGGGTTATTATCTTTAGGTTTAATATTTAACATATTTATAAATAATCAGTTTGTTTTATAGTTTGACTATCTCTCTTACCATAGAGTCGTTCGATTCTTTGTCTTGTCAGCTCTAAATTGGTCTGAGGAACTTCTACCGGAATCTTAAACTCTCTTGGTGCATTGACTCTTATTTGAAATGCAATCGCAGTCGCCATTACTTCGTCGTCGTGTCTGCCTTGCATCGCTTCAGGTTTTCCATTAGCACCCCTTACAAATGTCATACACTCTCTTAGAAAGTCAGGATTAGTCCAGCAATCAGTTATCGTATTAAGACAGGACTTAAGTTCTACTAGGATATTATCTCTGCTTCTTAAGTCAGTCCTAAAACCTAGCTTACGTTTCATCGTATGAGCGATATCATCCATTTCTTCCCTATAATACATATTAGGATAAGCCATCTTAAAAAGTTCAGAATTCACCCATAAGCCATCCTTATTGCTTTCAATTCCCATATAAGCCCAGTTGTACCATTTACCGAGTGCGAAAGCGACCTTAGCTAGTTCATCAGGTGGTACGTGGCTTCTGTACTTAGCAACACACTTTAAGGTTTTATTATCTATAACCTCTAGGACTTGGTAATCTCCGCCCTCTAGTCCTTCAGCAGTATCTCCACCTATCACGTAAGATGAATAGGTTTGAGGTTTCTCCCAGACACTCAGGTCTCCATCACAAGCTTCAAATACAGGTATTTTATCTACTAATCGTATCTCTCCAATATATGTAGGTTCTGTAGCTATTGCCAGGTAGGTCTTTAGCTTCTCATTATCAAAGTAAGGTGTACCCGATGAGATAAAAGCTTCATCAGGACAATTATGGACAACGATTCCATCCGCTACAAAGTCGTGTGTCGTTGTTGTTATGTCGTATACTCTCTCTATCTCTTTTTCTGTGATTGAAACAATCTTATCCGATAAGTTATTCAAACGAACGCCATTACCTTTTTTTAATCTACTATTCTTTTTCTGTGATATAAATCCTATTTCCTTTTTATACAACGACGATTCTTCTTTCCTTAGGGATAAATCATATCCAATATATTCACAACCAGTAGAAGATTTTTTTACAGCCGTTCTTAATCTTGATGTTATTCCAAAACTCAATAATAATAACTGGACATCTTGAATAAAGTATTTATATTTTGAAAAAAACACTATCCTATTGCCATTCCTACCAGCGAACCCATCGGCCTCAAATAATCCCTTTAAAAATTCCTTAACAACCGGTTTTGGAGACTGCTTAATAAAATCAGGAACTTTAATATTTCTCCTATAATTACCAGAACCATTCTTTCTTAATATCCCTAATTGGTTGAATATGTCAATGAATCGTTTATTTGATTTCCTTATTTCTTCACACCCCTTTTTATCTCCGCTAATTCTTGAATGCGAACCACCAAATAACTTTAGCATTAATCTCTCTACTTCTCTAACGACATCTTGGCACTCTCTGTCGCAAGCTATTGAAATAGTACCACTATCTCCAGCGAATGCCCCGTCTCCCATAAATATTCCAAGAAACAACGCTAAGTCTTTATCTATATTTATTTTACAATTTACAATGCTCTCCTTATATTCAATTGATTGTAGTTTTTTAGAGAAGTCTGAACCTTTTAGAACAACTGTATCAACATTAATATCTAAATCCTCTAGCTTCACAAACCCTCTTTGTGTCAAAACGGGGTGGTCTTTAGTACAAACTAACTCATAACCCATTTCAGTCTTTAAAGTAAATGTCTGTTTTTCTCCCTTGTCGTACTTAGCTAGTATGTATTTCCCATCTGGAACTAAGTCTTTCATTAGTACATAACCAGTAGTCGTTGCTATCTTTGAATTACCAGAAACACAGGTCGGATATTCTTGGTGTAGTTTGTCCCAATCCTTCTTTAGAGAGAGCCACTTGGTATAGTAGTAAGTGATTTCTTGGTCGGAGAGATTATGGCTTGCTTGATAGTTTTTAAATTTCTCTCCTTCCTCCATTTGAGCTGTCGGGATTAGACGCTCAATTTTACTTATGTCCTCATCATCCCACTGCCAGTTATAAAAATGTGCTTTGAATTCAGTAGCTAATGGCTCTCTCTTGCGAGTCCAAGCTTCCCAGAATATATCGTAGAAATGTCCTCCCATTCCTTCAGCTGTACTTTCAATATCTATTCTTCCGTCTTGAGGAACAGAAGGAATTGTCCCAGTAATAATTTCATCAGCCTTAGCTGGATACTTAGCGCAAAGTTTAGCGAACTCTGATATATGAACTCTGTTATGAGTTCCTGACCGACCGGAATTGCTTACAATCATCTGACTAAAGTTTCCATCTCCGAAATCAAATTTTAATTTGTTAGCGGTCGAAGAGTCTACTTTCCATAGTTTGCTTAGCTCCTCATTAAAGTTCTTCCAAGCTAGTTCTACTTTCTTATCGAATATCTCAATCGCATCCTCTTTGGTATGAGCGATGAAAAGGTCCGAGAAGTTCCTAGTAAATAAGCAATCATCCAGAGAATCTATTGCTTCGTGAGTGGTAAATCCAAGCTGTCTACTTTTTAAAATTACGTTTCTTGTATGTTTGTTATTATCGAAATCTAATTGTGCCCTATTACGTTTGAAAACTATCTTCCTTAAATTCTTGTCAACAATAGTATAAAGATGGGACATCCGCCACTCCTTATCAAGTAAGCGGTTCATATTATTCTAAGCCATCTAAGACTTTATTAATATTAAGTTCTCCGCTTATCTCTTTCTTATCAGCCATATTCTTTAAGACTACTGGCATTACTACTACTTTCATTTCGGGTAAGGTCGCTTTTCCCTTATCGTCAATACGCTTAAGTTCTCGGTCAGCTATTTTATTAGCCAGTTCGAGATTAACATACTTAGCTACTATCTCTTTATCAGTCTTACGACCTGAGTTCTTATTTCCGTGAAAGTTTTTATCTCCGTATCTTGGCATTTTTTATATTAAAATTATTATTTATCTTATATTAAACAAAAAGCGAGCTATAAACTGGAAAAGGCTAATTAATTATAAATAAAATATTTTACCATTAACATTAAACGTTCCTGATGTCAGATTAGTCCAGTCTCCTATAAAAGGTAACTGAGGCATAACACTGAATGGTCTTGCTAATCCACCATATATTCTTAAACTTAGATTTCTAGCTATTGGTGATTTCTGTATTCTTTCCTCTATCTTATCAAACTTTCCATTTCTTAAATCTTCTAGGTCTAGTTTAAGGACTCTTAGCTCTTCTTCTATCTTCTCTTTCTCTTTCTTCTTTGACTCTATACCTTGTAAGGTTTTAGTCATATATCCTTTTATTTCTTCAATTCTTTGATTAAGCAGTTCTTGCTCTGCTAGCTCTAACGCCTTTTTGTTTATATTTTGCTCGCTCATAGTTCTACTGGGCACTATTCCCAGATAAGCTCGCTTCTTGTTGTTAAGTTACATTTAAAACTGAATTACTTTTTTTTAGGAATAAAACCGTGTTCAACTGCCTGTAATGTTCTTAAGTATTTCTTTGGATTACTAGAGTGTCCAACTACTTTACCAGTAGCAGTTTTTATAACCGTATTACCTCGTATGCTGTAAGGCATATTATTTCTTATTATTAGCTTTAAATTGCGCTAATCTTGTTCCGACCACCTGCTTCTCAACTGCTCTCGCCGCATTATCATACTTAGCACTTCCACTCTTGCCAGCTTTAGGAAAGCTTCCATCTCTCATAGCCATATGTGGCTGAGTTTTCATAAATATCTTTTCACTCTCTTTTACTGCCTTACTAATAACTTCACTTCTTTTAGACATAATATTATATTATTGTTTTTCAAAATATTCATTACAAGTATCTACATCCCAATCCTGTTTAGAAAGCCGATAAGATAATTTCTTCTGCTTTCTCTCAGCTCTCTTGTTGGCGTCTCGTATCATCTTGTCTTTCTGGGAGTTTGTCACATTATTAATCATTAAAGGGGTCGGCGACAGGACTAATTTTTTGAAAAGTATTATTTCCCCAAGCACGACCCCAATATCCATCACTTGTTTATCCTTGCTATCCGGTATGGATTAGTATAGACAAACGTTATTAATACAAAAAAACCCTCTAAAAATATCTAGAGGTTAGTTATTATAGCTGCCAAGCTGGTTACAACCATATTTCTTTAATATTAGTTAGAATAACTACGTTCCAAGTTGCCCAAGCTATCCACTAATCTTTTTTATAGCCTTTTTTCAAGACTAACTCAGTTTCAAACTGGCGCAATCCCAGAACCCAATTATCCTAACCTTACTTATATTATAACATAATATTATAAAAAAAGCAAAGTTAATATAGCCTATAGTTATTAACAAGTTATTAACAGTTAGCTATTTACAAATCTAAAAATATAGAGTACAATGATTAGTAGATAGTTAAAAACTACCCTGCGGCGAAGAATGTAGAGTTATGGTCTAATCACCATATCCAATTGTTTACCGTCGCAGGGGACAGTTGGATAGATTAAACCAGAACTCTATTTTTTTTAACCTCTAGCGGTAACGCCGCCAAAATATTCACGATATTAAGAGGAACATAGGCGATAGGACGAAAGCGACGGGGTGGTGATAGGCAGGACTCCTACCTTTTAGGAGAGCCGGGAAGCTATCACCCCAGAGCAAGAGGACCAGGAGCCTATAGTATTACACTTAGTATTACCCGTATGAAAAGAGAAAAGAAATACAAAAAAAACTGGGGCAAGCTGTTTCAGGTTAGGCTATCGGAGGAGGAATACCACTCTTTAAAAGATTTCATCAACCGGTTTGGTATTACTCATAGGGAGTTTTTGTTTCTTGTCCAAACAGAGTTAAGGGAAGCAACCGTTGTTAGAGATGGTAAATTTTGGAGAACAAATACAGAGTATGCTTACAGTATTGCTCAAGAAACATACAGAAAACCAGAAAATATCCCAGAACATTGTGTTCTGTGCTTTGATAAGTTTAGGAAAGGTGAGGTTCTACACGCACATCATTATATGGGGTATGCTGGTGATAACGCAACAAACGTAAAATTTATATGTAAAAGGTGCCACGGTTTCTGCCACAGAAAAGAATGTAAAGATAAGACTTGGGAAGATATTACTTCTCTACATACTCTATGGGATGGTAAAAACAGAAACGAGGAGATTAATAACTATTTTATTGATATGGAAAGTTTAAAATAATTAAATACTAAATTTGTGAAACACCCATTTATATTTAAATCTGCCAGACCTCTCACCTGCTCTAAATGTAGAAAGATTATGAAGGTTGGTGCTTTCGTTAATGTAGTTGGATTTAATTTTAGGTGTTGGAAATGTAAAAATATATGAGATGCTGGCATCAAGATTTAATTCCAAAGTTATGTAGACAACACTTACTCGGAATGTGGAGGGAGTGCAACGGAATGTATAAAATAATTACAGAAGATAAAAAGGGGTATCGTAATCACCCAGCTGTTAAAGAATTTGAAAATT